GTATGAGGTCACTGGGGTCTACCCGCAAGGTGTGCACGCAGCGTACCGCGTTACTCTGTTTGATGGCTCATCGACAACGTGTGGGCGCGAACATCTATTCACCTATAAGACGTGTCGCGGCGGTGAAACGACAAAAACTGTCGGCGAAATGATGGACAGCGGACTGACGTATCCGTCTAGCGCTGCCCACTACAAGTACGTTTTGCCCACTATGGCGTGTGCTGAATTTACGCCACGTACTATGCCAATTGATCCTTATCTGTTGGGCGTCCTTATTGGTGACGGGTACCTGAGTGGTTCTAGTATCTGCTTCTCTGCTGGGGATAATAAGACAGAGATTAAAGAGCGGGTTGAACGGATTATTGCGCCGACCGCACATTTGGCGATATGTTCTGGAGGATCATGTCCGCAGTGGGCCTTACGCCACACGGCTTGGAGATCATCGCCGACCAAGACCGCGATCACGGCTATGGGGTTGAATGTAAAATCTAAAGAGCGCTTCATTCCGCGCGAATATTTGTTCGCGTCGAGCGCAGATCGCTTGGAGCTACTGCGCGGTCTCATGGATACGGATGGAAGCTGTCGCGATAACAGAAGTACGTTCCATACGTGTTCTCTCCGACTCGCTGATGATGTCGCTCACCTTGTTCGCAGTCTTGGCGGACTGGCGTCTGTTCGTACTTACGACAGGACCGCAGAAGACAAGCCAGTTGAATATCAGGTACGCGTTAATATTGACGTGTGCCCATTTCATATGACGTACAAACGCTTACAATGGCGTAAGCCGACGCAAAAGCGCGGCAAAGCGATCGTCTCGATAGAATATATCGGTGACGTAGAGCAGCAGTGTATATCGACCAGCGCGCCAGATCAGTTGTATGTGACTGACGACTTCATTGTCACCCATAACACGATCCAAGCAATCGGCGTGATGAATACTAAACCTGATCTCAAGGATGCGCTAATTGTTTGTCCAGCTACGGCGAAGTACAATTGGAAGCGGGAGCTTGAAAAGTGGCTAGTGCATGAGGGCACCAGTGTTGGCGTAGTCGAGGGCGCCAAATGGCCGGACACGTCCGTTGTGATCATCAATTATGACCTACTGTCGCGTCATAAAGACATGTTGACGGGCGCGCCGTGGGACGTTGCCGTTTTCGATGAGTGCCACGCGCTCAAGAATCCTACCGCAAAGCGGACGAAAATCGTCTACGGACACAGGCGCGAACCCCGCATTCAGGCACATCAAAAGCTGTTCTTGTCTGGAACGGCTTTGTTTAAGAGCCCCATCGACTTGTGGACGATCTGTAAGGAGTGTGATCCGAAAGGTCTCGGTGCTGACTGGTTGAAATTCGTGTACCGGTATTGCGCCGCTAAGAAGGACAGGTTTGGCCTGGATACGTCTGGTGCGTCGAACCTCGAAGAACTACAATTCAGGATGCGCTCGAAGTTCATGGTGCGTCGAGAGAAGTGGGACGTGGCCGCAGAAATTGAACCGAAGCGCGAGACAATCTTGCTTCCAGAAGCCGGGCTTGAAGCAATTGTTCGGCGTGAAGCAAAAGTCGTTCGTAACGAACTTGGCGACTTCGCTGCGCTGCTCAACGGTGTTCTCGATGAAGATGCTGTTGACAAGATCGTGAATCGTTATTCGCGGTTTGACGGCGTCCAACGTGACGATGATGAAGATGTGCCCGCTGAACATTTGGCGACCGTGCGGCGCGAGCTTGCACTTGCTAAGCTGCCTATGTGCGTCGAGCATTTGAAGGGCTTGCTTGAGGATGAGCCGAAGATTGTCGTCTTTGCTCATCATCGAGACGTGATCGACGCGCTGCGTGCAGAATTCCCGAATGCGGCTGTTGTGTACGGCGGCATGACCGCCAAAAGCAAAGACGAGCAGATCATTCGTTTCCAGACCGATCCTACGTGCTCGGTGTTCATTGGAAACATCGTCGCGGCCGGACAAGCCATTGATCTGTCTATGGCAAACGTCGTCGCGTTTATAGAACTCTCGTGGGTTCCATCTGAAATGGATCAGGCCGAAGAACGCGTTTGGGCTGTCGGTAAGACGGAAATGAACTGGATCTACCGATACGTTGTTGAGGACTCACTGGACGAGCGCATGGTTGCGATCCTTGACAGACGGCAGCGGAACGTACATAAGGCTATGAACATCGCAGCATTATGTGGTGGTACCCGTTCGTAACCTTCTTCCTACCACTGCTTGGGAGTATTGATTTCTATGCGTTCACTAATATACGACGTGGAGACAAACGGCTTATTGCGAAAGCATCGCGATGCGACTCCTATGGATCGTATCCACTGTCTTGTCATGCGCGATGCTGTGACGCGTGAGACGTTCAGGTTCCGCCGCTGCGAGGCTGGCGAGTACGACTTTCCGATTGGCGTAGACGCTGACGGAAAGAAGCTGTATGAGCGTCGGTTTGTTGAGGCCCAAGATACTATCGCAGAAGGCGTCGAGATGCTGCGGGCGGCCGATAGGGTCATCGGCCATAACGTCATCCACTTCGATAACAAAGCCATTCAGATCGTTTTTCCTGACTGGGCGCCGACTGGTGAAGTTGTCGATACGCTCGTACTCGCACGCATGTTGGTGCCCGACATCAAGAACGGCGATTTCAACCTCCATAAGGCCGGGAAGCTTCCTGGCTGGTTGATTGGCTCGCACTCATTGGATGCTTGGGGCTACCGCCTGGGCAAACACAAGGGTGAGTACGCCAACGACATGATCAAGCGCGGGCTCGATCCGTGGGCTTCGTGGAATCCTGAACAGGAAGAATATTGTGAGAACGATATTTCTGTTACGGAGATTTTGTGGAATACAATTTCCCAAGACCCGCCGCCTGAGAGCGCCGTCGCGCTTGAGCAGCAGATCCACGACATCGTCGGTCAGATGGAAGCAAACGGCTTTTTTTTCGATCTGGCGCAGGCCGAAAAACTGGCAGACGAACTCCGAGTTCAAATCGAGTTAAAATCCGCCGAGGTCGTTAAGTCGTTCGGTTCTTGGTACAAGCCCAAGAAGAAAAAGATCGTTAAGATCCAGTGGGAAGACCCCAACGGCATCAACGCGGCGAAAACATATGCTACTCCTAACACTGCGTGGGGGGAGGACTACTCACGCGCTGTTTGGGGAGACATGACGTTCCCCAAAAAGACGAGGCGCGGGTACGGCGTAAATACGAAGAAGAAAAAACCCGGCGTAAAGACGCTCCCGGATGTTACCGAAGGTTGCCCGTTCGTGGCGATCGAGCGCGTTCAGTTCAATCCGCGTTCGCGCCACCACATTATCGACAGGTTCACCAACGTCTATGGGTGGACGCCTGAGACGTTCACGGATGCGGGGTCTCCGTCAGTCGATGACCCGGTACTGACGAAGCTGATCGAGACGATCCCCGAAGCTGGGCCGTTGGCCGACATCTTGTACATGGAGAAGCGGTACGGCCAGATCTATAAGGGTAAGGCGTCGTGGATAAACGCCTATAACCCTGACACTGAACGAATTCACCCATACACGAATACTGGCGGGACTGTGTCCGGCCGGTGCGCGCACGTTGCACCGAACATCGCCCAAGTTCCGGCAGTTCAAGTCGCTAAGATCAAGGACGGTAAGGTAATTGACGGCGACAAAATCCTCGACTTGCTTCCGTACGAGTACATCGCACATGGTAGCAAGGCTATTCTGTTGGGCTCGGCCGGTGGTTGGGGATACGAATGTCGCAGCCTGTTTTATGTTCCGAGCTTCATCAACGACGAAGAATGGGTTGAGGTAGGCGTCGATCTGTCCGGTATCGAATTTCGTTGCCTTGCCGAACGCTGCGCAAAGTATGACGGCGGTGAGTTGATTCAGGTTGTGTTATCCGGCGATATCCATGCCATCAACATGGCGTCAACTGGCATCACTGATCGCTCTGTCGTCAAGCGCGTTCTGTACGGCTTGATGTACGGTGCAGGCGATTGGAAAATAGGTCACACGGTTGCCCCTTACGCGTCTGATAATCAGAAGCGCGCGTTGGGACGCGAGATCCGGGCAAAACTCATGCGTGGTTTGCCGGCATTGAAGAAGGTGATCGACGAGTGTCAGGAACAGGCTGAGCACGGCTTCTTGATCGGACTCGATGGTCGGCGCCTGCCGGCGCGAAGCAGGCATTCTGCGCTCAATCTGCGCCTGCAGAGTGACGCCGCGTTCGTTGCAAAGAAGTGGATATGCCTCACTGAGGAATTCGCTTTTGATGAAGGAATGTCACACGGATGGCGCGGGGATTTTGCCATGTTGGCGTTCATCCACGACGAGGCACAGAGCGCTGTCAAGAAAGTGCACGCCGACATGTATGCTAAACTCTGTATCAAAGCGGCGGCAGCGGCCGGTGAGTTTTTCAACTTTAACTGTCCGATTGACGCAGAGTCAAAGATCGGCACAAACTGGGCGAGTACACACTGATGAAACATTCGATTGAGCAGCTTAAATCTATGGTTAGTTATGATCCTGATACTGGACATTTCTATCGTGTGGGGTATAGCCACCATTCACATAGGCATCGTGTAGGAGCCCGCGCAGATATTTTCCATAATAAAAAAGGTTGGCGCTGCAGGCGGGTACTGGTACTCGGCAAACGCTATTCAGCACACCGTCTTGCGTGGCTATTCGTTCATGGCACATTTCCTGCTAATACGATAGATCATATTAATGGTGCTGGGGAAGATAATCGTATTATAAATCTACGTGAAGCCACGCGTTCTGATAACGCTAGAAATGCGCGTACTTCAAAACGCAATACGTCAGGCTTAAAAGGCGTTAATTTCCGTCCTGATAGAAAAAAGTGGCGTGCTTCGATTCGCGTCAATAGAAAATCAATACACTTAGGACTATTTAGTACACGGGAGGAAGCGCACGCAGCTTACGTCGCTGCTGCCGCCAGCCTTCATGGTGCGTTTGCCAATGACGGAACGGGACCGATCAGCTGTCACTTGGCGCCATAATTGGAGACATCTGTCTGATGACTAAGGTAAACGGACTCACAGAGGATCAATACACAGCGTTTCGGCGCGAACTGCGTGCGGCTCCCTGTACACGGGAAGCAATCGACGCTCTGTATTGTAAATGGTTCGCGTCTGCTGGTAGTACGTACTATCCTGACGAGTGGTACACTGATAAGGATAACAGGCTTCGAGGTGCCGCGACCGGGTATTTGAGCTGCCTCGTCAGGGCTGGCGGAAAAATGGTTTGGAGGGCGTATTCCGAAGACGAAATGCGTGTGTGGGCGCTTGGGAAGTACCGCGTTAACCAAGACGGACATTCCTGTTGACGGCGTATGGCAGGTGTGGCATTGTCCGAATGCGGGCAGGACAAATCAGGTAAGTCGGTAGTCTCATAAACTACAGGATGCCGGGCAGAACGGCAGCTCCGCAACCAAATCTGAATTGAAATAGATACAGAGGACTTCATGAAGCAGGTTGATCTGAATACGGCCGAAGTGCAAGATCCGTCCCAGCTGTTGCTGGTTTCGTCGTTCATGTCTGATGGCCGGTGGCACACGATCCCGCAAATCGCCGAGCATCTTCGGTGCCCCGAGGCGTCCATCAGTGCGCGCCTCCGCGATCTGCGCAAGTCGAAATACGGCGCTCACACCGTCAATCGCAAGTACGTCGCTCAAGGGCTGTTCGCGTACCAGTACGTCGAGAATCCTTCGGCCTGATTTCGTGCTGCGCTTCGTCGTCATCATTCAAATTAAGTAGGTTCTCCGTGGCTGAGTCGTACGTTATCGACCTCAAAGCTGTGTTCGACAAGTATATGGCGTCGAACCAGAAGAAGTGGGCGCACGATCGTTCGACTACGCTCGGAGCTTCCGAAGCTTTCGATTGTATGCGAAAGTTGGTGTATGAGAAGCGCGGCGACGAATTCGGCGCGGAGCCCGACGAGGAGTACGTCGAGCGTTGGGGAGCCACGGAACGCGGTAACCTGATCGAGAACTACTTCGTTGTTCCGGCGATGGCCCATCTTCCGGAGGAACTGTCATTCATCCTTGGCGGTGATGATCAGAAAACGCACGTGCTGAGTCGTAACTCGGCGACGCCTGATGGCCTCATTATTGGTGTGCCGAACGGCCCAGTAGAAGTACGGTATGGCGACAATATCTTTCTTCTCCCTTCGGTCACGACCGGGTGTATCGGCTTAGAAATCAAGTCGATCGACCCGCGTGCTGTGTTGGAAGAAGAACGGACTAAGCATCACAATCAGTCGCAGATCGGCATCGGCATGATCCGCGAGACGACTGACTGGGAGCCGGAATACTGGATCATTCTGTACATTGATGCGGCGTGGCTCGATGTCATTACGCCGTTCGTCGTTACGTATGATCCGAAAGTGTTCGAAATCGCCAAGCTTCGTGCCATAAAGGTGTACGAACTCGATGATCCGATGAAGGCGTGGCCCGAAGGCAAGGTTGATGGCGGATGCAAATACTGCCGGTGGCGAAAGGCGTGTGGACAAGGTACGGTAAATCAGATCGCCGAATATAAGGCGGACAGCAGTGATCCTCTTGACGTTGCGGAGCTTGACCCGTTTGTTATCGAGTACAATTCGACGCAGGTTACCGCCACAGCAGCTGCGGAAGAACACAATTTAGCCGCACAACGGTTGAAGGATAAGCTCGCTGAGAAGCGGCTGAAAAAGATCGGCAGTCCTGGATGGGGCGTGTCGTGGTATTCAAACAAGGGAAGAAAAACACTTGATTTGAAGGCCATGAAAGCCGATGGGATCGATGTTGCGAAATATGAAATCCCAGGCGCCCCGTATGACGTGTTGCGAGTCACAGATCGTAACAAGTGAAGTAACCTGAGCAAAAAGAGAGAAACAACATGAATAACATCGTTGTCCCCCCGAGTGGTGGACGTGGCCTTACTGCCTTCGCTGGTGGCGTAAATCCGTTCAGCCAGACTGCAGCCGATGCCGGCGTGTCGAGTGCGCGGCGCCTCAACTTCAACGGCAAGACCGGCGTGTGGTCTGTCGGCAAGGAAGATGTTGATGACGGCGCCGTCCTCGCCTTCGACCTGTGGAATGCCAAGTACGTATGGACTGCTTGGAAGTCCAAGAAGCCGGTCGAGACGCACTACTTCTCGATCGTCAACGGCGAGAAGCCGACTCCGGTCGATCAGCTGACCAACCACTGGGCCGAAGGGAAGAAGAACAGCGACGGCTGGCAACTCGGCATCATGGTGAAGACCGTCGATCCGAACGTCGGCGAGGAGATGGACACGACGTTCAAGGCGGACACGCCGTGGCGTCCCATCCTCAAGCTGCTGGCCGAGTACGGGAGCAAGATGAAGACCCACCTCGACGAGGCCGGCGGCTTCAAGATCCCGTTGATCGAAATCGGCACCGACAAGTTCGAGACCAAGGACGGCGACACGGCCTACGCGCCGACGCTGCGCCTCGCTGACTGGATCAGCGTCGCCGAGATGGACGCGATCAAGGAGGCCGCCGAGAGCGCTCTTGCCGGCGACGAGGCGGAAGATGTCCAGGAGGCCGTGACCCAGGAACCGGTGAGGGCGCCGGCTCTGCGCATCGGCAAGCGCGTCTGATCGCAATTCCAGCCTTGCGAAAGGGTGTGTAAATGACCAACTCCACGAAGTCCCCGGCAGCAGTGCCGGGGACAAACCCCAAAGATCTGCTCGGCATCAAGAAGCCGCCGCTTTCGCTTGTTCCGCCTGTCGCGCTGATTCACTGCTCGATGGCGATGAAGAACGGCATGGAAAAGTACGGCGCCTACAATTTCAGGGAAACAGCTGTCCAGGCCCTGATCTACGCTGATCCTGCGCAGCGTCATATTCTGTCGTGGATCGACGGAGAGGAATTCGCGGCGGATAGCGGTGTGCATCACCTTGGACACGCTATGGCGTGTGCCGCGATCCTTCTCGATGCACAATCCACTGGGATGCTGGCCGACAATCGACCTCCCAGGGGGCGGGCAGCCCAATTGATTGCGGAATTGACCATCAAGTAAGCTTCTGTTTGCTTGCGGTATGAAGTTCTGCAACACTGAAAACGCGCAAGACCCAATCTCTCAACTCTTTGAAAGGACGTTTACAATGGCAAAATTCACTGTCGTCGTCTCGGATACGCCGGACGGTACCGTCGATGTCGTTCGTACGAAGGTTTTCCCGGCATCCGCTCTGACGGATCCGATCACGCGGGCCGGCATGTTGGTCGTCGTCTTTGGCGCCCTCACGGCGCATCCCGAGCTGGTCGATAACTTCTATGGGCAGTACATCGCGACGCTGGAGAGCGAGATGGAGGAGGTTGGCTTCGTCGTCGATGGTTCGGCCGACGAGTCCACCGCTGCCGCAGCGCAGTAATCAACGGCGCTAACAGCGCACTGAAAGGAATCTACAATGTCCAAGTTCATTTTCGTCGTCGAGGACGGTGCTGACAGCAATTCGGCAAACGTCGTGTGTTCCGAATACACCGTGGCCGGCATGGAACTCGGCGGCCCTGTCCCGCCCGCGCTGATCATCGCCCTGGCGATCCAGGAACTCACCAGCGGCCGACACAACGAACTCGTCGATCTTCTCTATGCGCGCCATATGAACGTGGTGCTCGATTCGGCGGCGAAGATGTCCGATGATGATCTCCCCGGCGACGGGGCTGCAGACATCGCCGCCATCAAGAAGGTGATGGCAGAACGACCGGCGCTGTCTGTCGTTGGTGATTGACGCGGTGCGTTAACTACACTAACGTCACTCCTCGTCTCTCCACCACAACAAGGCAGCAACAATGCGCGCAGAACCCTCTATCCGTGCCTCGATTATTGAGGCGCGGACCTACCTTCGTCCGCTCGATGATCAAGGTACTGTTTTCGAAACACCGGAACAGGCGGCTGACCGCATCATCGGTCATCAGCGATGGCTTTGGGAGCGCGCTAAGGGGGGCATGTCCAAGACTGGCGCCGACTGGCAGCTTCACGCGCTGACTGCTGATGAAGAAGCAGAACTCATGGAGTTGCGAGAACTTTTCCTCGACCGCAAGGTGACATTTTCCGGCCGCGCACGGTGGCTCGGCGGAATGCCGATCACACAGGTCGTAGAGAGCACCGGTTTCAACTGCGCAGGTATGGAGATTAGAAGCGTTCATGACGTTGTTGATGCTTTGTGGCTGCTGCTGCAAGGCTGTGGCGTCGGCTTCCGTCCGGTCGTCGGCGCTCTCAACGGCTTCACGAACAAGATGGAAGTTGAGATCATCCGCTCACAGCGCACCAAAGACCAAAAAGGACGTGAGACAAATGTCGAAACGTTCGATCGTGCTACAGGCGTGTGGACAATCGGCGTTGGTGACTCTGCACATGCTTGGGCTAAAAGTATTGGCAAAATTTTGGGAGGCAAGTTCCCAGCAAAGAAACTGATTATCGACTTTTCGGAAGTACGCGGCGCCGGAGGGCGACTGCGTAACTACGGCTGGATCAGCAGTGGGGATGAACAAATCGCACGGGCGTATACAGCCATTGCTGAGATTATGAATAACCGCGCCGGACAACTGCTTACGAGGATAGACATTCTTGATGTCATGAATTGGCTCGGAATGATCCTGTCGTCTCGGCGATCAGCGCAAATTGCTTTGACGTCTTACGGCGAGCCTGAATGGCAGGAGTTCGCAGTAGCTAAAAAAGATCACTGGTCTACTGGAAATCCGCAACGCGCGATGTCGAACAACAGTCTGTTGTTTTACAAGAAACCGACGCGGTATCAACTCAGGCATCTGTTCAAGTTGATGGAGGAGTCTGGCGGGTCTGAGCCGGGGTTCATCAATATGGAAGAAGCGCAGCGCCGCGCTACCTATTGCTCTACAGTCAATCCGTGTGTCCCATATGATACTCCGATCCTGACGCGGGGCGGATACATGCCGATCGGCGACACGGTAGGTACGTCTGTAGACGTTTGGAACGGAGAGCGCTGGAGCAGTGTCACGCCGTTTGCGACGGGCGTTAAGGACCTGTATCGTGTTACGTTGTCGGATGGGCGAGAACTTACGTGTACTGATAATCACGAGTTCATCATACGCCCGTCCGCGTACGCGTCAACTGATGAGCGCCGCGTCAAAGCAATAGACCTGAAAGTTGGGGACGTACTGGCTTCGTATCAGTTTCCGGTCGTCACAGAGGGTTCGGACTATTCTGTTGATGCGTATAGTCAGGGGTTCTACAGCGGAGACGGTACAACGGATTACACGTATTCGTACCTGTACGACACTAAGTACAGTTGCGCCTCGCGACTGATCGGCCAAATCGGCCCTGAGCGGGGAAATCGAAAGGCGTGGCGGCATGGTCCGATGTTGGACAAGGCTTTTGTACCCATCAACGGTTCGCTGACGTATCGTTTGAACTGGCTTGCTGGACTTCTGGACGCCGACGGTACAGTCACGCGCGATAAGAATGGCGCCGGTTTTCAGGTGGCGTCAGTTGACGTATCATTTCTTAAACGCGTGCAACTTATGTTAACTACGTTGGGCGTACGCGCTAAAGTATGTAAGATGCGTTCTAGCGGTGCGCACGTAATGCCAGATGGGCGCGGCGGTACGGCTTCGTATCATTGTCAGGAAGCGTATAGGATACTGATTGGTAACACAGATGCTGCCCATTTGATGGAACGCGGCCTAACCCTCAGCAGGATCGAACATCACGGCGGTTATCCGCAGCGCGATGCTAGGCGTTTTGTAACTGTTGTCAGCGTGGATGACCTCGGTGAAGCACAGGATACATACTGCTTTACTGAGCCTATGGCGAATAGAGGCACGTTTAACGGTATCGTGACCGGACAGTGCGGTGAAATTCTGCTGCCAGATCGCGGTTTTTGTTGCCTGGTCGAAACTAACCTTGTCCCGTTTAACGGTGACGAGGCCGGGCTCCACCGCGCACATTATCTGATCTCGCGCGCTAACTATCGGGCGACGTGCGTTGATTTCCGAGAT